AACGATTTCTGTAGTGATTTCTGAGTTGCCGCAATCGTAAGTGGTGGCCATTTTCGTATTCCTTTTTAGTGGTTGGTGTCTCTCTATGACTTAATAATAACACACACTCGCAGCATTGCAACACCCTAGACATAAAAAAAGCCCACACAATGCGGGCCTGCTTTATACCGTTTAGCTATAAGCCGGCGCGTTCAAATGCCTGCGGCTCAAGCCTGCGCAATTCGTCCAACGATAGCGCCACGCCATTGGGGTCGATGAACTGTTGCGGATCAAGCCGCCCCTCTTTGAATAGCCTGCGCTTAGTAGCACCGCCGGAAAACTTGCCGAAGAACTCATCCTGGAATGAGTCTGGCTGCCCCCTGAGCCACCCCCCGAAGGTCTTACGCGTGCTTATCTGTTCAACGCCGTCATCCCCTATAGCGGGCCTTGTGGAGCCTCCCTTGAACAGGCTGAACTCTGGTTTGACCTTTGCAGCTCTCAGACTGCGGCAGTTGTAATGACGAGGCGCGGTAGGTCCGACGCCAACCGGGTATATGTTTCCCGACAAACCAAAACACGTCTGCGTTGTATTGCTGTCAAGCGTTGAGATCCATTCCTCGCCTTCCAGCACGTCGGCATTGGCCTGCATGGTCTTGCTTCTTGCGACGCTTGCGGCGTGGTTCGTTGCCGTCCTGACAAGCGCCCTAGCCTGTGCCCTGGTTCGCTTCGTGACTCGGCTGGTCACCTGGCGGGCAATCTGGTCAGTGGTCTGCCCTTCAATGACGCCAGCCCTAACGATGCCCATGATCTCTTTGCCTTTCTTGTCGCTGAACTGACGCATCATCTCCGGTATGGTCAGCCTGGTTACTCTGCCGCCAGTGATTAACTCGGCGGGCTTGGATGTGAAGGCAGCGACCACTTGTTCAACAGGCGGAAGCACCGTTTCCACGTTGATCACGCCCCCGAGCATCCTGCCCTGAAAGCCTGTTTCATATTCAGCGAATTCCTCAAGCTCAAGCTGAAGCTGTCCGCTGAACTCCCCAAGTGAGGCTTTCAACATGCCGTTAACGTCGGCCATCAGCATGTTGAGTCGGGTGATCTGGAAGTCAGTAGGCTCTGACGCCAGCCTGGCTACGATAGAGTCACGCATCCTCTGAAGAACAGGATCTACGTCTTTCCAGATGCCACCGGAGAGGCGCTGAATCATGATCTGGTGGCGCAGCTGGGCGTCTACTAGGAATGCATTGGCGCTCATAGCGGCGGCTTGTCCACAACTTCAGCGTCAATATCCTCGTCAGTCCTCTCGCTGTCCAGTTCCAGCCGCCCGGTGCGCATCATAGTCCGCTGGTCAGATGGTGCGATTAGCTGCGTGTCGCCAAGCTGGATGATTGCCATGATTTCCTGCGGGGTCAGCTTGCTGTCGAAGAAGTCACGGTTCAGGCTAACGTCGATGGCTTCCTCGTCGGCACCCATGAAACGGGCGCAGAACTTCAGAACGCGTTCATAGCCCGCTTCGTTGTTCTCCACAATGCTGATCAGCACGGATGTTTCCCCGCTGTGGCGTATGCGTGCGGCCTCTGCTGTTTCGACGCCTGTGCTGTCTTGAATGATGCGGGCACCGATGGCCACCATTTGTTCTTCTTTGCGCTTCATGGCCTCGTTAGGCAGGTTGTTAGGCTCTGCCTGAACCAGCTCCATCTTGCCCCCCTTTGTAATGATGCCGCGCTTCGAGCCTACTAGTACGCCGTTAGGATTCTCTTCTTTCCAAAGGTCAGGGCTAGTCTCACCGATGTCGATGTGCAGCATCGGCTGGCCTGCCAGGAAACTGGACTCTTCGTAATCTGCCGAGTTCCGATAGTGGCCGACGTTGATGTTGGCAATGTCCAGAAGCGGCGGAACATCTAAGCTCTCGTCATTGTCTTCAGAGCCAAGCCATGACCAAGGGATCTCTGAGAAGGGCTGGCCCTTTGAGTCTGTCGGGGTGGCTGCCCATACCAAGACGCCGCCTTCATCGTAATAGTGCTGCTGATACACTCCATCCAGTAGCAGCAATACGCGGTATCTAGGCTCGATCACATAGTTAAAAGCCGTGCCTTGCTGCACTTCTTCCTGTTCCTGCAACACGACAAGATCCAGTACTCCGCCCTGGTTTACGTGCCAGTTGATGATTTTGGTTGCGCTGTAGTGGATAACATAGGCGCGGTTTCGCATAGTCTCGGCAAGCGTCAGACCTTCCTCGGCTTGCGGATAGTCTGCCAGCAGCCCGGCGCGGCCATTCTCCAGCACGCTGCCGACCGATAGTTTAATCAAATTATCCAGCTTAATTCCGCTTCGGCTTGCGTCTTCTCGCAGATATTCAAGCGCATTAGGTAGCTCGACAATGGGCTTCTTACGGAATACTGAGCCAACCAGCGCCCGCTTGGTTCTTGCCGTGAAGTTTACGAATTGAGCGCGGGCCATGTAACTGGTGTATCGGTCTTCGTTTTCCTGTGACTTATCACCAGCGTTGGGCTTCGGTAGGTATCTCTGCTTTTTGCTTTTAACCTTCCGCTCACCGTTAACGCAGTCATTCACCAGCCGCCAATCGTCAACAACTGCCTGATATTCTGGATTTAGGTTAGTGACGCTCATCTAGGCCAGCCTTTGATAAATATATGAGTTCATGATACCGCACTTTAATGGGCAAACGTAATTTTGAAGTCAGACACTGGTTTCTTGACCGGCATCTCGTACGCAATGGGATAGCCTGTGGCGTCGTTCTGATGGTCGAAGCCTGACTGCTTATCAGGCTCGCCGTTCTTGTCATAGGCTTGCTGCTCAAGGCAGGAAACCACGCTCGGGCACTTGGAATCGTTAACCCATAGCTTTCCAGACTCAAGGGCAGCGTTAACGGACAGTATTCGATCCTTGACCATCGGGTTCTTTTTGTTCGCCCTGACCCTGAAGCCCGACTGCTCTAGCAGCGCAATATCTGAGGTTGATGCGTTGATTGTCTTTCGGCTAGATCCGCTGGCGTCAGGGTAGATGTATATAATGTGCCCGTCATAGCGTTCATTAACCACCTTCACCAGCTCAGGCGTATCGTAGATGCCCGTCAGCTCATCGACTGCATGCCAACCATTAGGGCGCTTCACATAGACCGTTGAGGCCATGGCCCCGACGTTGAAGTCCTGGCCGATAAATAGAGGTTCTTGCTCCTTGATCGCCTCAGCACTTCGGCACCTTGCCCTGTCATATGCGTTGTATATTGTCCCGCTAGTCAGGTTAACGAACCGGCCTTCAATGTAAGCGTCGATTAGCTCTGCTGGGTATGACTCTCGAAGGCTGTCTATGTAGTCAGGTGGGAGGTATGGATTGCTGTAAGTTGCTGCCTGTATCATCTCATACGATTCGGTTTTCTTTGATACCCACCGCTCATGGCAGAATTTGAAACCTTCCGGTGTAGTGTATGCGCTCGCCTGGTTGTAAGGCTCTTTGATCGTTATTGGCTGCTGCCGGTTACGGGCTATTATCTGGTTCCATGCCGTGCGAGCGTGCTCAGTTTTCAGCGTGTCCAATTCGTCAGCGTGCGCCGTGTAGGTTTCATAGCCAACTATGCGCTCAGGGTTGTCCATCGTGCGCAGGATGAAGTCGCCGACCCCTGGCGCACTTGAATAGATTACATTTTCGGCTTTATTGTAACGGTAGGCTATGCCGTGTTCTGTCAGTTTGGACTGTAAACGCGGGGCGGTAATCAATCTAATCAGATCGAACGTCGGGGCGTAGCAGCCCACTAGCACATCAGCGCCTTGGCTTGCGTCAATTGCTGCGGCGCTGCACATGGTTTCAGACTTGCCTGCACCGAACCCGGCACAGAATAACCGATACTTTGCTTTAAGTGTCAGGAAGTCAGCCTGTGGCTGCGTTGCGCTAATGCTGAGGGTCTTGCCCGACAATGCTGATCTCCACTTTATCGACGGGCTTCATGCTGCCGTCTGTGCTGCTGTGGTCAAGCTGCTGCTTGTCGTGCCAGCTAAACCTATTCTTCATGTTAAAAATCCAGACCGTTGCGTTACCGTCCGCGCCGGTCGTCATTTTACGCCCCTGACGCTCCCACCACACCTGGCATAAGGTCTGCGCGCTTTTTACGGTTGAACGAAAATCTTCCGAATCTTCCAATAGTGTTTCCCATGCACTACGCGCCACTCCAACCATGCACTGCATTTCAACAGCACTTCCGCCATCCTGACCGCAGTCCATAATGATCTGCTTCCAGTCTTGCG